ATATTAAACAAAGACTTAGATCCTTCTCAATGTCAGGATGTAATTAATCATGAAATGGTTCATATAAATCAAATGAAGCGTGGTGATTTAGATTACGATGATGACAACGTATATTGGAAGGGTAAAAAATATTCAAGAGCTGATATGGAAGAAGGGGCAAAAAATTTGCCTTGGGAAAACGAAGCTTATAAAAACTCATAATATGGCACACAGACCAGGACACAACTCATTTGACTCTACTACTTTTAGAAGAATGAAGGATAAATTTAATGAAGAGCAATTGAAAAGCAATGACCCTGATATTGTTGGGGGTGAGTTAGATTTACCTCAATTTTCATTTAGAGGTAAAAACGCTTTCCAAAAAAATTTACGAAGCGCTAAAACTAAAATAACTAATTCTTATTTTGATCCTCGTGGAATGGAAGACATTAATCCGTCTAGAAAATACCCATATTTATCATCTCAAACCTTAATAAACCCAGAGTTAAAAGATTTTAACGATTTTAATGATACTAACGGCGGCTATACACCACCTTCAAAAAGAAGAGAAGAAAGAGTTATTCAGCAATCGCGAGACGCAAGAGGTATAAGAGGTAATCCAGAAATATTAAAAGAGTATGAAAAAGCTGCAAAAGCATCCTCAAAAATAGGAGATAACTTACGAGAAGCAAGATTCTCAAACCCTACAGAAAATGAAATGAGTGATGCAATATTCGATGCAATAGATGCAACATACAGCGGACCTAAAACATTGGGCACAAATCCAAATGCCCCTGGAATGGAAAGAAGCAATCACCCTGCTTATAAAAATGCAGCAATGATTACTGCATATAACAACCTAAGAAGAGAATCAGGAATTGCTCAAGACGAAGCTGACTATTATAGAGATTATTTTGGGAAGCGTGCTAGACTACCTTTAAAAGATAATTACTTCGATACAAGAGGCGGCGAGTTATTTTAAAACATTAATAATTTATGTAATAATATTAATATAACACTTAAATTTAATATTATGAAAAAATTATTTATTACACTATTTAGCGTATTAACATTTTTAACAACTCAAGCACAAAAGCAATTTGAGGGCGAATGGGTTACAGATACATCATCGTATGTAACTACTATTATAGCAAGCGACTATGCTGTGCTACAGGTGTTTAATTTTAGCTTTAAATTTGACAACTATATTAAAGAAACTATTTTACATCAAGATGATTATACATTTACAACTGAATGTTATAATCCTAGAAATGGATATGAGGTAATTATAAAGTATAGATTAAAAAACAAAAAAACTATTATTTGTGAATTCAGCGGTGATTTTCACGGAATAATTGAGCTTACTAAAAAAGAATAAAATTTGAAAAAAATTTGGGAATGGCTAAGCGGTAACGTTATCAAAGATGTTGGTGACGTTATTGATAAGCTTACAACTACAGACGAAGAAAAACTTAAAATTAAAAAAGAAATTCAAGTCATAGTTGAAAAAGCCTCTGCGGAAGCAGAAGACCAAATAACAAAACGCTGGGAATCAGATATGACATCCGATTCGTGGCTTAGTAAAAATACGCGCCCTATGGCTCTTATTTTCTTATCGTTTATGGCTATAGCTTTTATATGGGTTGATAGTCATCACGAAATATCTTTTACTGTAGAGCAGGAATGGATAGAATTATTAAAGCAATTATTAACAACCGTATATGTAGCATACTTTGGCTCACGCGGTTTTGAAAAGTATAAATCAATAAGTAATAAATAAAAAAGATGAGTAAATTTCCAATAGATACCGGTATAGCCGGCAAAGCAATGGCAGCAACGGGAATAGTGGGAACACCTAATGGTATACCCGCATGGCCTTTTGAAAATCAAACAGGTACTTACGGTAACCTTTTAAATGGCTCTGTTGTATGGTATAATGCATTAACGGAGACTGGCGCTCAAATAAGGGTTATACCAGCAGGCACTTCAAAAGCTTCTTTAGAAGTAAAAACAAATGCTGATTTCACTATATTAACTGCGGGTTCAGGATATACTGGTAATACAGAATTAAATACAACGGATTCAAATCCAAGAAGCGGCACACTTGTTAAAGTTAAATTAACAGTTGACGGCAGCGGTGTTGTAACAGCCGTTGAAGTAACAGACGGAGGTTCGGGCTTACAAGTAGGCGATATCCTTACGGTTGATGAAGCGGGTAGAGCTGTAGGTTCTACAGACTGTACTTTAAAAATTACAAAAGTTCAAAGAGGTATACCTACTGTAGACGAAGCTGTAGAATTTAAAGTACAAGGATGTGGTGTATTGCCTATAGCAATAGATTATATAGCAGCTCTTAACAACATTACCGCTACAGAGCTAGTTATATGTAAATAACTAATATATAAGTAACTATATTAATATAAACAATTAAATAAAATCAAATTATGAGTAAAGTAAAAGAAATGGTAAAAGCAATGATTACTGAAGAGCAATTAAAAACTGTTCAAGAGCAACAAGCTAAGTTAACTGAAGGTTTAAGAACCTTAGGTGTACTAGATGTTCAAAAACAAAATGTTCACGGTCAAATAGCGGAATTATCTAAAGAAATCGAAGCCACTAAAAAAGAATTAGAAGACGAATATGGCCAAGTTAATATTGACTTAAAAGACGGTTCTTATACTGAGATCGAAAAAGAAGATGCAGAATAATATAAGAAAAATTAGTATAGGTTCTGATTATAAAAATGATGCTATGCATTACTCGGTTGGTCAACAAGTTTATGGCGGACACGAAATATCGCACATTTTATTAAATGAATCTGACGGTTCTTATAATATTCATATTAAAAAAAACAATGAGGTAATGCCATGGAAGAAATTTAATTCTAACATGGCAATCTCTGTTGAGTATGACTTGGAGTATTGAAAAGTATATACGACTTTATTGTAGAACCGCTAGGCGATGAGTACAGTAATAAAATTAAAGTTGGCAACAAGCAGCTAATTGTAAATACAGGTATAGAAGATTTTAAATTTGTAAATAGATTAGCTAAAGTTTTAGAAACACCCAAAGCTTTTAGCACAGGGATTAAAGCAGGCGATACAATTGTTATTCACCAAAATGTGTTTAGAACATTTTACGATATGAAAGGTGATAAGAAAAAAAGTAGATCTTGGTTTAAAGATAACTTATATTTTTGTGCTGCAGACCAAATATATTTATATAAAAATAAAACAGGTTGGAATTCGTTTAATGACAGATGTTTTATAGCACCGATAAAAGACAAAGAGTCTTTAACATTGGAAAAAGAGCAAAGTCTTATTGGTATATTAAAATACGGCAATAGCTTCTTAAAAGCGCTTAATATTAACCCAGGCGATCTAGTAGGTTACAAGCCTAATGGTGAATGGGAATTCTTAATTGAAGGTAAGCGTTTATATTGTATGAAATCAAATGATATTGTAATTAAGTATGAACACAAAGGAAACGAAGAAGAATATAATCCTAGCTGGTCAAATAGCTGTTGAAGAATTAATAAAGGTAGCAAAAGAACCTATTGTTGATTCTGATGATGACATATCAGCAGATAGACTTAAGAATGCTGCAGCTACTAAAAAGCTAGCAATATTTGATTGCTTTGAAATACTTAATCGAATTGAAGCTGAAGAAGATTTGTTAAATGAAAAGCCTAAAGAAGTAAAAGAAGAAAAGTCTTTTAGAGGTTTTGCTGAAGGTAGATCTAAGTAATGTACGAACAAACTTTATATAAAGTATTAAAAGACCATGTAAAACCTAAAGTTCTTAAAAGAATGAATAGGTATAAAAAATGGGAATATGGCTATAACGAAGAGCACGATCTTGTCGTTATAAGTAAAACAGGTGAGATAGGAGAAATATACGAAATACAAAACTTAAAAATAGCTTTACCTAAAAAAGCTAATGTAGTTGAATTTGAAAATGATAAATGGACTTATTCTGAATACCCAAAAGAATTAAAAAAAATTAAATCTGTATTTGACTGGGAAGAATACCCGTTAGATTTTAAAGAAAAATGGTATGACTATATTGATGAAGAATTTACACGACGTGAAGAAGGCTTTTGGTTCATTAGCAAAGGTATTCCTACTTACATTACTGGCACTTATTATATGTACTTGCAGTGGAGTAAGATTGACGTCGGGCAACCAGACTTTAGGGAATCGAATAGATTATTCTACATATTTTGGGAGGCATGCAAATCCGATACCAGGTCATATGGAATGTGTTATCTTAAAAACCGTCGAAGCGGATTTTCATTTATGTCCTCAGCTGAATCGGTCAACCTTGCTACAATATCAACGGATTCACGGTTTGGCATATTGTCCAAATCTGGTGCCGATGCTAAAAAGATGTTCACAGATAAGGTCGTACCTATTTCCGTCAACTATCCCTTCTTTTTCAAACCGATCCAGGACGGTATGGACAGGCCAAAGACCGAACTCGCCTACAGAGTCCCTGCCTCCAAATTTACCCGTAGAAAGCTTGAAGCCAACGAAAAAATACAAGAAATTACCGGTTTGGACACCACCATCGACTGGAAGAACACCGGCGACAATGCCTATGATGGGGAGAAACTCAAACTCCTCGTCCACGATGAGTCGGGGAAATGGGAAAGGCCCAACAACATCCTCAACAACTGGCGTGTTACGAAAACCACCCTTAGATTAGGTAGTAGAGTAATAGGCAAATGTATGATGGGATCAACGTCAAACTCATTAGATAAAGGCGGCGATAATTTTAAAAAGCTTTACAATGATTCAGATGTTACACAAAGAAACGCCAATGGACAGACTCGCTCAGGACTCTATTCTTTGTTCATACCTATGGAATGGAACTACGAAGGATACATTGATTCTTA